CTTCCGTTATGGAATTGAGAACGAGAGACGACTTTAAACGGGAAAGAGAAGTCTTCTGCCTCACGGCAGTCGGCTCCAAAGAATTCTTTGCTTCTTGGGTGTTTAAATGTCAGTTGCGGCTTGTCCGCACCTGGCAGGAAATCACTCAGGAGGGGATCCTGAATAGGATCTTTATCTCTGAATTCTTCTAACTCGTCCAAAGGACATCTGCACATTTCGCCGTCAATGTCAATACAATAGGCATGAGTCCTCTCCTCATGGACCAGCGTAAACGCTGTAGTGCCATGATTGCGGAGATATGAGGACGCCTTGGCGTCGTCGGACTTGCATTGGACTTTCACTCCCACAAACTTCCCGAGGAAGGCTTGTGTTACGCAGTGTCTGGCAAACTTCTTTTGTTGTTTTGTGTGATAACCGAGCTCGCCTCGACAGCCGAGCCCACCACATACGGTGGGTATCGACAAGTTGAAGCGGCCTTTAGCGGTTAGGGACTCAATGCTCTCCTTATGATAGTGAACGAAACGTTTATAAAGGCGTTCCTTGTTTTGGAATCCTTCATACATCTCGTTCCAGAGAGTATTGGCCTGGTAGTGCCTTGCACCACCCCGCCCAGTTTTACTGGTCACACCAGTCAACAACCCAATATTGGCAAAAGGAATTTTGCTCCAGGAGCCTCGACTCCGTGACCACAGTTGTGAGTTCACGGTGAAGAGATTCTTATGGACATAATTCTTGCCAACGGACATCTTTAGTCCGAACTTGGGTAAGTTTGTTTTCCAGATTTCGTACAACTCGTTGTTGGTACGAAAGCCAATGTCATCGCCATTGATGATGACGGCGAGGTCTCCAAGTGAGACCTCATCATTGAGGTATTCTTCAAGAGAAACCCAATACACAACTAAATTTATCACACAGAGAATAGGAAATGATAGGACTGATCCCATCAATTGTCCATTCCTCTGCCTCTCCGAGGGAGTATCGTTTGGAAAATCGATCTCTTGCTCGTAGAGCTCGCGTCTTAAGCACTCAGCTGCCCTTCTTGAAAGGTGGCCGAGCACTTGTTGGCGTTCTAGCCAGGACTCAAATGCGTCCTTGGTCTGTCTGATGTCTATCCCATCGGTGGCTGACTTGTAGTCGCCACTCACATAAAGGGGTAGTTTCACGTTGTGTTGTCTCTCTAGAATTCCAGTCTTCTTATCCATCCATTTCAGATGGGACTCATCAAGCGGTTCGCCTATGAGGGCCATCTGCCTCCATCTCCTAAAGAGATGTGAGTGCAGTGCCTTCTGTGCAAACTTTGCGAAATGAGCCCGTAGTCCGGGGCCTTTGGTGATAAATCTCACCTTGAGAGGCTCGGAGATAGCATGTACCATAACTCTGTCTTCTTCTTCGCTGATTCCTTCAATGAAATCAGTGACAGTTGGCATGGTTGGGGCGCGGTATTCCACTACGCCTTGCGTGCTCTCTTCGACCTTACTCAGGTCCCCGTAATCTGAAAATCCCATTACCTTAGTGTGCTGACACACTTCGGCTAGTCCTCCACCTTCACTCCGCTTCGTCGCATATCTTGACGACTTACTGGGGAGGAGGTTTACTTTAGGCTTTACCAGATCGCTGCCCTCCCAGATCATGTCATAGTATTCACTATAATCGACATAATCTGTTGTGGGGGCGGTGCTTAAGGTTTCAGCGTAGGAGGAATAGGAGCTTAAGACAAAGCTCTCGGGAACTGGAGCGCAGGCCCTCTTGAGGCCCTGCTTGATGCTCCAAAATAACCTGACATTTCGTTCACCTCCGGTGTGCACTCGGCTTTTAAGAAAGCGTTTGACTGCACCGGAGAAGAATGGTTTGACAGGGGATGGTGGAAGTGGAGGATCTGGGTTCTTGAATCCAGATCTCTTGTTCATGGTCCGTGAGAACGGAAGTTCCACGGCGTACTTTGCATTTTTTACAAAGTCCACCTCGGGCCATGAACTACTCTCAATGAATATACTTGCTAATTTTGCTGGTTGCCAGCGCTTATCTAAGTGGTCTTGTATCACTTCGATGTATGCTCTGGTAAAAAAGGCGGCCTGAATAAGGTCACCCCCGTTTCTTGAACGGATCCAGCTACCTGTACCGTGATGCTTTTGATTTTTTTGATTTTTTTCATTTTTATTATTTGCATCACACTCACGACTCTCAATCTGCAGTAGGGCTCTTAGCTCGGGATCGTCTATTAGACGTCTCGAGAATGAGCTCTCCGCTGGCAGTGAGAACCAATCGGTACCAAGGACTTGTCCGGGCATTTTACCAACCCGGATGAGGCTGTGGGCCATCTCATCAATAACAGTCAAGAGCGAACACGGGTTCCGTCCCCTTACGGGGGCGTGCTCACTTTCTTGATTGACTATTTTTCCTTTGACGGATGTGTTTTTGCATGTACTTGCGCA